GTTACAAATTTTATTTACAAATATTTACAATTGCCACCAAAAGACAAAGGCAAAACAAAATTATCATCAGAGAAAATTGAATACAAATAATCATAGGTCAAATGATTATAAGATATATTAAATTTACTCATTCTATTATGAAAATCAGCTAACAAAAATTCAAAATCCTCATGAAGATAAAACTCTCGCTGAGCAGCTAAAATCTTTCCATTCAAAGACTCTAAACAATCTTTAGAGTCATCAACAAAAGACAAAGAACTAAAGATTGTTCGCAATTCAAGCGGACAAACAATCTTACCCAACATTTTATGGAAACGAAAACTGCGCTTTAACAGAGTCAAATCTTCAACCCTATCAAATGCAGTAACAACCTCTTTTTTATCAGCCGTTGTATAATTAAGACCAATTGACACAAAAAATTCTTTCATAGTCAAAGCATTCAAAACATCAAAATGATCTTTAACAACAACCAATTTATCATCTCCATATACATAATCAGATAAATCATTCCAAAAACCATAAACACTAGCATCACTTACCATACGATAATACCAAATAGCTGTATAAAATTTATTTACAAGACTATTAAAAATAGCAGTCAAAAAACTTCCAGACGGCATTGAATGAGTGGTTAAAAATAAATCATCCTTGACTACAACCAAACTATTACATAAAGTTGACAAAAGGACTTGAGCCATCTTAGGGTTCGGTCCTATATATTTAGTCAACAACAAGTCTACAACGGCTTGCTGTACCAAACTATTCATAGCACCATCCCAATTTTTAATATCCCCGGCAAAAGATTTACCCGTATTTATGTCTTTATATATAAAGTCCCATTCTTTAATTGGATTACAACCTATAAGAATTTTATTAAAAGACCTATTTTGAATAATATGAGTAACCATATTACCAAAAAGCCTTTTAACAAGAAACTGTTGATGAATGGTCCCAATCCTAAAACTTCGAGGAACTCCATCTTTTTCAACATTTCTCAATTCATCTTTTAAAGTTTCAACCCAAAAAAGTTTTTCATAATCAATACAATCGTTATTAATATGTTTCTGAAACTCTTCCAACTCAGAACTAAATACTGCCGTTGGACACCCATTCTCGAAGTCAATATAATAATTCTTCTCTTTTGCGCACAAATAACCATTAGACGAATCTTTATTGAGCCCTGCAAGAAATTCAGTACCTTTAATAACTTCATAATCTGATAAATCAGAAAAGTTAGCTAGTATCGCACTTAAAGCAGAAACTCCAAAATTAATCTCTTCTGGTTTAATATAAGCACATGAAGAAAAAGATTTTTTAACTATTTCTTTAATAGTCATTTTACCATACTTTCCCAAATCAGCAGGAAAACGTGTAACTGGATAAACTCCATATATCAATGAGGGTTTAAAATTAGAAACATTAGACGAACTAGTGAATATCTTCTTATCAAGTTTAACAACACTAACATCCACTAAAGATTTATCAGATACACCAATGGGCAAAATATCTTTATCTGACTCAAAATAATCAGACAAAACCTGTCTAATATCATCATTAAAATAAGTACTAACACCTACATTATCCAAAGGATTACCCGCAACATGCATTCCTATAAATCCTCTACCAGGGGAAAAGACTATGCTGCCGCATAGACCAATCATCTGGACGTCATAAGAAACATAATCAGGTTGTAACTGAAATCTTTTAACAACAGGCCCAATTGAAAAACTATAAGGTTTAACTTTATCGAATCTCTTACAAGTACCAATATCAACAAACCCATCACAACTAATTAAAAAAGTTTTATCACTTGAAAATTCTTTGGTGGTAAAAAATCTTGAAAGATTTGGAAAAGGAGTACAATAAGTTTTCGGCAATTTAAGAAGACATATATCTCTCAAGCTGTTTTCAAAAATAACTTTAACTCTAGTAAAATCAATCAAAATATGATTATCTTTACGATTTCTATACACTCTTATGGTCACTTCAGAACCAACAACTAAATGGCAAGGTAACAAAATAGTCCTACCAGAAATCAAACAATTAGCTTCAACTTTAAATCCGTTATCATTCATAACATCAATATGAAAAACATTTTTAGAAATACACTGAATTGAATTATGTACAGTTGAAAAATTCTTTGAAAATATAGAAGATTGACCTTCAAAAGCATCACCTTTATCCATTAAAGAACTAGTAACGAATAAATGAGACACTAATAAAACTAACATTATTGCAAAAATTATATAAAGATGTTTTTCATACTTATAAAAAATATTACTAACACTAACAAAAAATTCTCTAATAAAATCAGTAAAGTACGAAATAACAACTTCAGAAAGCCAGTTATCACAAAATAAACCTTGCGGTTCAAAACAATCGACATATCTATCGGTATTATTCATAACCAAATCCCTTAATTCTTTTCTCCTATCAGATACTAAAATCAACGATTTGGCATAATCTTCTTTAATGTTTTTAAAAGCAACAACTATCGAACCCATCCAAACCAATATTGAATCCATAGTCTCATTAATATTATCGAAATTTAAACTCAAACTAACATTAATATTGTTACAATATTTTGAAAAACCTTTCGGAAATTGATTAACAAACATTTTACTCTTCAAGTCATAATGTAGGAATACCAAATTACCAGTTAAATTACCGGTATTTAAATTCCTAACAACGTTTGAAAAATCAAAAACATAACCTCTGCGCCACAAAGCCTCTAAATTGTCTATACAATCAGATTTTACTAAACCATTAAGATTAGTAAATCTGTTAGTAGTCAACAAAATAGTTCCACTATTAAAAAATTTTGTATCTTTTAATTTAGCATCCGCGCAAGGTAAAGGCATTTTGACACAAGAATGCATATTCATTATAGTTCGCCATTGGCTAACGCCTTCTTGTCCAACATCATCCATGAAAAAGACTTCTTCATTATTATAACTATCATAAAAGTCCTTACCACTATCAACACTTGGTACTAAATGAGAATAACTCGGCCAACCCAACAACTCTATCAATTTACACATCAATACAGATTTATAAACACCAGGAGGACCCTGAAAAACAAAAGTATTAGGTTCAACCCTATCAGTTTGATCATAAGCTCTAACAATTTTCATTAAATGGTCAAACCTAACCATAAGAGCATCAAAAGACCCAGAACGTCTTCTCCATTCTAAAAGGTCTAAATTTTGTTGAACATCAACAGATAATGTAGAACACAAAGTTCTAAATGAGTAGTCTGCAACTACTTTATTATTCTTATCAAACTTGAATAGCAGATCTTTAACTCTACTCAAAGTCAAATGTTTAGAACTAATAGATAAAACATCCATAATCACAACTACTTTATCTTTCAAAAATTGGGGAACACACAACAAATCGCACAAACCAACTACAAACAAATTGACTGCAGATAAAAATTGTTGTACCAAAACTACATCATCCAACAACTTAACATTAGAAAACATTGAAGCTTTCTTAATAACTTCATTTAAAGCAGGCGGAAATAAAGTAGATAAACCTGCTAATATCCAAGAATCTAAAGCTTGAGCTTGGAAATGATCAACCAAACTATACAAGGATAGAAAGATACAAACTATTTGATCCACTCTCTTTCCATGAACTAAATCAGAGAAAGATAATAACTCAATAAAGAGCTTTGAAACCAATAACAAGAATCTCTTATTAACTTTAGAAGCAAAAGAAGACAAAGAAGAAAAAGTTCCAGAAATCATATTAAACAAATCAGAAAAAGGACCAAAACCTGCTTGAGCAAAATATTCATTAAGAACACTTTTCACACGAGCTCTTGGAATTTCACCTATAACTCTAATCTTATTAAAACCATAGACAAAAACAACTCCTTTAAGAGAACTAAATCTTTTAAGACTAACCTCTCTCAACTCCCCAGTTCTAACAAACAATAAATTATATTTAAAATTATTTTGTTTTGTACTCATCTTGGGTTCGGTCGCACTCAACATAAAGTTAAGATATAGACCACGAATTTAAAATGCTTTTTAAATTGGCGTGAAAGCACAAAATTAATTAAACAACACCATGTTTCTAGGTGTATTAATCAAGTAAGCATAACTTCCTTTATTTTCGATAGCAAAAGCCTCGGACACGTTCTGACTATCTAAACATCTTCAAACGGTGCACAGCCGTAGTAAGACTATGTTTAGAAACCTCACGGCTTATCATCTCACTTGTGGACAAAACCACAAAAGGATTTATGTCAATTCCTTCAAAATCAACCAAAAACCAGATATCCAATAAACAATCAAGCGGCTCATAACGCTAGCAAAACGGGAAAAA